GTGCCTTCGCTAACTCCCCTTGCGCCCATTCAGCGTCCGATTCTTCGTATATCTTCACGACCTTCAGCCGTATCAATTCATCGATGTCCAGGGGTTCATCCCCGTCCAGGGCGAACCGTTGGCCCCGGTTGATGCGGATGGATGATGGCTTCACCCCCGGCCCTTGGGCCATCAGCATCTTCTTCAGGGCCAGATACCAGATTGGTTCTTCTTCTGCTTCAGCCGTCTTCTTCGTACTTGTCATTTCTTCGTAAAGCTGAACTGGTCGTCGGGGATCGAGTTATCGAAGGCTCTCACTTCCTGGCACTTCTCACACCGGCCCTGGCTGGTCTTCCCCTCGGCCGGTTCGATGATCCAGTAGTGGACACAGGAGCCTCGTTTAGCTTTGGTCGGCAATTATCCGGTATAGACCTCCGACATGCTGGAAGACTACTCCCGCCTGGTCTTCTGCCAGGTAGATATCGGATTCCCGTCGGCACATCAGCAAGGCGTGGCCCGTGATGCTGAGCGACGCGTCTTGCATGACGCTGTCGATCTGGGTATCGATATCCCCCGCCCCCTTGGGCCAGATGCTACGGTCGATCGCCTTGACCATGTAGATCGCGGCCCCTCCCCTTCCCGTGAATGCGAAGTAGTCGTCCACCTTGCTCATGGCCTGGAAGACCACGAAGGGCGGCTCCGTGCCCTGGGGCGCGATCCCGTTGAAGACCCCGCCCGTGGCTTCGTTGGTCACCGCCTCCACATTCAGGACGGAGTAGATGGCCGTGTCCAGGTTCACCCGTAGATTAGCCATCGCTAGAGCTTCGCCATCAGCTGGGCGATCGCTTCCTTGAAGCGGGGAGCCTCCCCTTCAAGCGCCGGGATCATGAAGGGCCTCGCCTTCATATAGACGGTCCCGAACTCTATGAAGGGGGCATACTCCGTCACCGGCCCGATACGCCAGGCCAGGTTCTCACCCCTCATGAATCCTCCCTCCGGTTTCGCTTCGATGGAGTTCATAGTCGTCCCGGTGTCTACGGCGGGCCAGGCAGCTATCCGGGCCTTGGCGTCCTTCTCCACATTCCTGGCGGCGATCTCGGTCGCCTGGGTAACCTGTGACTGTAGCACCCGCCAGTTCGGATTCAGGGTGACTTCGACTTTCAGGTCCATCCTAAATGCGGCCAAAATAAAAACCCTCAACTACCCGTACAAGGGTAATCAAGGGCTTCCACGAGCCTCCCTTACCTTTCCTATCCCCGCCAGCGGTCTAGCCGCTTAATGGGCCTCCTGGGGCCTCTGAAGGCGGTCCCCGTTCAGTTGTCGCCTACCGGCGCCTGGATATATCCTCCCTGTCCGTCCGGTTTCAGCCGGACCGTTACCCCTTCCGGGGCGAAGGTGCTCACCCGTTTACACAAGCGGCACTTGATCTCTACTACGCTATTGGCTTCCAGCCGGATCCGGGCTAGCAGGCTACGGCATTCCGGCCTCCGGCACCGCGCCTCCTGAAGCCCTACAACCGGCGCATCTGGCATCGTTTGACCGCGGTCCAGGACTTGCCGGTGTCTATGGATTGTACCTCATAGGTACCACTGGAATGCAAGACCCGATCCGTCGGTTCTACTGATTGATCGTATCCCACCGTCAGGACGGAGATCGGCTGCACGTCCTGGCGACCGGCCGCTATGGACTCGGCGCCACCGGTGAAGGAGAGGCGGGCCGGAACGTCCTGATAGGAGTTGGCCCACGACTCCGCGTATCCTCCCTGACCGTCGCCGGCCAGACTCTTGCGCTGGATCGTAACGGTATCGGGCATCGCCTTTCGGGTTTCGGTCCGCATATAGATCAGGTCATTCCCCTGGAGTAGTTTATCAACCATCGCTATATCGCCCGAATTGTCCGGTCCCGGAGTCCAGTATGTTCAGGCCGGTGACCTCGTCAGAATCGGTGTAGACCGAGTACCCGTCCTTTCGCCGCGGCATCACCGTGGTGGTCCCGCTAGCCTTTCGCCGGAGCCTTTTGGCTTGCGTCATGAACATCTGGGCTACTTGCCCCTTCTGGAAACTGGCCCCGTCCGCGGAGAACGTGAAATCCCTGGCGAACCGGACCGCCAGGGTTTCGCAGGCACGGGCCGCGGACTTGAGGACGCTATCACCTTCCTGGCTCAGGAAGTCGTCGATCTCCGCATCCTGGAATAGAGCCCGGTCTTCGTCGGTATCGCCTATCTCCAGCCGGACCCTGTCCCGGTCTGCCGTGCTGCCTGCCGTATAGCTGAAAGCCATTACACCCTCACGAAAACGGTTAAGGTCAGAGCATCCGTCAGAGCATCGGAGCCAGCCAGTTCTACCAGGAGGTTCCCGTGGATCAGTGCCGGGACGTACGCCCCGGTTATGGCAGAGCCAGAGTTGTCATCCATCTGGATGGACGGGTAATACCAGGCGTCCGTGGCGCTGTTGGTGATGGTCAACAGGGTTAAGGCCACGGGGTCGCCTGGCGAGGAAAGGGTGGTATCGGTTGAAGCCGGGGCTGACGCGTGGAAGTTGAAATACCCTGCCAGGAGCTCGCAATAAGGCAAGGCCACGACCAGGGAACCCGTCGCCGAGGCATCGGATCCCGTGGTCGAAACCTTTATGACATGGCGCTCGATCGCCATCAGCGGCCAGCGTAATAGACGACGACCACCTCAGCGGTGTCCGGCGAGTTGGCCTGGGCGATCGTTACCTTGATATTGTCCGATATGCAGACCTTGTCGTAGACTTCTTCAGTACCATCGTAGGTGACATCGGCCCCGGTTTCATCATCTATGACATGGCGTGGATGGAACCAGCCGCTGGTATTGGCGTTGGTCAGAGTCAGGATCGTTAGGGCCGGGCCGTTATTCCCCGCCGTGGCTATCGTCACGTCTGTAGTATTGGGTGGGGAATCCCCATATGTCACCCCGATGGAGCATATCTGCCCGGTTACCACATGGCCGCTGGTATTGTTTGCCGTAGCGGAGCCGTCGCCACCGGAGGCGGCCCCGGTGTTGATTGTTACCGATTCATAACCGTATGCCATTCAGCCCTCCTATATTTTCCCTGGATGCCTGCGATGGGACAGGCACCCAGGACATCCACCCTGTGACAGTTAGATGTCTGCCCGAAGGCAGCCGGACATTTAACTGTCAATGGCTGGTAGGACGTAGCCGCTGGCCGTATCAACTGCGCTTCCCAGATTATCAAATTGCCTAACACCGTCAGCATCAATCAGGATCTCAGAAGCGGTATCAGCATGACCGATACGGTTATGGGCGATGATGCCCGTGTTATCGCTGGTGTCCGAATCAATCAACAGGTCACCAGCGGTGTTTAACCTGTAGATGTGATTGTAGGCAATCTCACAATCGGTGACGTCTTTCCCCGTTGCTACTGAAATAATGGCTTCAGAGTTGGCAACACCCATGCGGATATAGTTGTTGTTGAAGACCAGTCCAGCGATGTCACCGCCGATGTCTATCACACCGTTGTTGCCCGTATCTGGGCTGATGACCACATTGTTGGTGAACTCCAACCGGTCACATTCGTTGTTAGTAGTTGTGCCTTTTATCAGGTCAACAAAATTCATATTTGTGGCGGTATCGACGAACCGGCATTTGTTTACAACGAACCCGGCGGCGCTCAAGTCAAAGACCTCAACGATGTCGGCGTAGTTCATGGAGAAGATCATATTGTGGATCTGCGTATCGTCGGCGGTCACATCGATATCCGTCGTGGCTGCGGTGTCCAGGGTAATGGTCGGGCGGCTGTTGCCCACTCCCATCCCGATGACGGTTATCCCGGCAACGTCGAAGGTTATCGCGGCCGCGGCAGAGATGGTTTCACTGTGGCCCGGAGCCACCAGGATCACGTCCCCGTTGGATGCCGTACATTTTCCGATGGCGCCGTCCAGGGTAGCCGCGGGCTGCTTAGGGTTGGTGGCGGCATTGTCGTTATCCGCAGCGTCCGCTCCCGAATCGACGTGGTAGACGTTACCAGTAGTAAGCAGCGGGCTACCGATCCCGCCCAGTCCCTCAACCGGGACACCCCGGCTCTTTACTCCAGATGGAAAATTGGTAGGCATGACCAGTTCCTCCTTAAAGTTGGAACCAGTGGGGGCCGCGGGGTACTTACCACGACCCCCACCAGCTTAGCCCAGGTCTATTAGCTAGGGTTCTGTCCGTAGATCCAGCGCCAGTCAGTCCAGCCGATGCCGTATCTCATGTAGCCCCTGAACTTCGCGGTCAAGCCATCGAAGTCTTCAGCCTCGGAGAACTCAGGTTTGATCCTCCATTGCCAGATCAAGTGCTGCTTCATGAGCGTGGAATCGATCAGGAACCAGGCGTTACTGTCCGTCAGGCGGTCCCAGACCACCGGACGGAATCTGCCCGAGAACATATTGATGTCGTACTGGGCCGAACCGGGCTCATAGATGGCCCGTTCGCTAACCAGCTGGGTAGCCGTGCGCTCCAGTTCCGGCGGGACCAGCAGCATATCGGGGTTGACCCCCAGGAGCTGGTCCCGGTCGTCCGTGAAATTCCTCATGGCTTGTCTGGTCGTGTCCAGATTGTCCAGGGTCAAGGCCAGGGTGGCCTCGTTCGCCTGGGTGTTGTTTGTATTTGCCGGACCGTGCGGGTGGGCGGTGCTCAGAAGACCCACGCTGTCAGCCCCGTTGGTGCTTGCTCCCATCCGGTTCGTGCCCGAATCGGTGAAGCCGTTAATGAAGATCTGGGCCGCGTCTGCTTCGATCGTGGTGTTGAAGCTATCGGCCATGTTGCTAGCCCGCCTACGGATCTGGTTGAACTGGTCGTCGTCGACCAGCCGACGTTCCACCTGGATCCCCATCGCGAACTCATAGTTGCGTATATCCGTTCGGTACCCGGCATCAAAATCCTTATAGGCTACGGTCCCGTCGAAGACGGGGACCAGGCCCTGGGCTCCCATGCCCTGGTACTGTTCCTCGAAGCGGGTAGAGGTTTCCACCCCGAAGAGGAGTTCCATGATCGGCCGGGGTCGGCTCATTCCGATGTCAAAGATCCGCTTGAGCCCCGGCTTTAACAGGTCGGCGAAATTCCCACTCGTAAGAGGCATCTAGCCCTCCTATCGAACTATTGGACTTTGGAAAGATAGTGGGTCGGAGCCGTGAATTGGACGCGGGTTTCGTCCGAAGACTGCCTCTTCCTCTCCACGACGACAAACTCATTATTGCTGGCGGCGGCGATAGTCTGCGCCCCGGTTGCCCCGGACACATCCAATAAAGCCCCTGCCAGTCTTGCGCTGGTGTCGTTCCGGTCCGCATAGACCGCGTCCGGGTTGATGATAGCCTTGACGATGGTGGTACTGTCCGTTCCGGCTACAACGCCAGGTTGTCCATCCGTGGCATCGTCCGGGTTCTCCGGGCCGACGAATACGCCTACCGCGGCGGTATCACCCGTCGCCAGTAGGTCTACCTCGCCAGACTCCAGATTCAGCATATCCCCACGGGTCAGTGTTTCCGAATCCTTCATCAGGAAGGTAGCGATCAGGGGCCGTCCCCCTGACACGTTGTAGCGCCACTCGAAGCCATTTGCGGCCATAGTTGATCTCCTTACGGGTTCTATCCCCGGTTCAGAAGTTTAGATCCCCTGGGCATACTCCTCGTCGGTCATGCCCATAAGACGGGCCGCCTCTCGCTGGCCCTCCGTTAGCCGCAGGGTCGGGGCCGGTTCCCCGGATTGCGGGTTCAGGTTCGGCGCGCGATTGGACTGCCCTTTCAAGTACGGCTTGTCTTCCATGAGTTGAGTCAGGGCCGCATCCACCCCGGTCACCCCGTCCTCCTCGCTGTACCGGACGTTCGCCCGGTCGACCAGGAGCAACGCGGCGTCAGGGTCGATGATACCCAACTGGCTTGCCCGCACCTTTACCTCGGAGGCGATCATCGCTGCCGATATCTGGTCGGCTGCGGAGGCGGCTTTGCGTTCGGCTTCGGCCGCTCTGGCCTCCAGCTTCTCTTGCTCGGTAAGTTGTGCTTGCTCCAGTTCGTCGGCCCTGGCGGCCCGGTCCTTTAGCTGGCCGTAATCAGCGAACTGGTTACGGACCTCTTTGCGGGTCTGGGCCTGGAGGCGGTTCACGTCTTCCTGGGTGAACGTCCGCTGCTGGCCCTCGCCCTCCGGGTCCGGCTGGCCTGCCGGTGGGACCGCCTGGGCTACCTCATCTCCTGTCGGAGCCGTGTTCTCTGATACCATAGATCCCCCTACTTATACCCGCAGGGTTGCGGTAGATTCCATTGTAGGATGGCATGAAAGCGGATTACAATGTGCCAAACTATACAATCACTTGGAATATTTATCGCCCTTGTTGTTCTTCAACCGTCCGTCTTTGGGTGGCCCCGGTTTCACCCTTCCCTTGGGAGCCAGCCCCAATCTTCGGTTGACCATCTTACCATTCGCCTTGTTAGGCATATCGTCCTCCTATATGGTGGTCCGGCGCTTCCTCCGCGGCCCTGGCAGGGTCCATCGGTTCGTCGTCCCCTATGTGGTTCTGTTCCAGGCCGCAGTTCCGGCAGATCCTCATCACGATCCGGATCTGGGCGTAGGTCGCCCGGTCCTGAGGCCACAGGGCTGCCAGGGTCAGGTCTTCAGACTCGCACCGATAACATCTCATCGGGTTATTCCGGGGCCTGTTCCGTCTGGCGGCGGCGCCGGGGAGTCGGTGGCTCGGTCACCTCCGGGGCGTCTTCCTTGAATGCCGCGTTGCAGCCGCCGCATATCAAGGGCGTACTGGTGTCCTGCATACTACGGTCGCAGAACGGGCACCAGACCACCCCGTTCCTGTGCCGGACCACCGGCCTGGACTCCCCCGTTATCCATTGGGCGATCATTCCGCTTCCTCCGTTCCCTCGATGGCCTCCGCTTCCTCTGCGGCCTGGCGTTCCTCCCGTTCCTTCGCTACGCGCTCCCTGGCCTGGGCAAAAGTTTCGGAGAAGTGAGAGTTAATCTTCGGGCCGGGGTCCGTATATTCATCCTTTGAAATAAACCCTGGTGTCGTCATCATTTCACCCCTTCGACTAATGATTGAGTCTGCCTGATCTCCACGTGGAGGATCTCCCCTACTCGCATCCGTCCAACAGCGCGTCCTCCGCCCTCAGGTATAGACAGAGTGCGATACGTCCCCACGACCTCGAATCGGCCGCTAATGATGGTTTCCGCTTCCCCTATATAACTACTGATAGGTTCGATATTCAATCCCCTAGCCCCAGGTTGCAATTTGAATACAACGGAGGCGTTAGCTTGGTCGGTACCCGCCCCTGCGAACTCGGGGGATGCCGCTTTCTCATAGATCCTTGAGAAGCTGGAGATATGGCTATCGAATACCGTTCCTTTCGAATAGATAGCTTCTACATCTTCAATAGTATCCCCATATGTTTTAATACCTCGGTAAAGCGTGTGCCTGCTTCGCGATCCGTTCGCTGCGGCCTCGGCTAATCTTGCACCGGTCTGCCAACTACGAACGCCGGTTACATCTTCCCCTGCCATCCATTTCGCGGCGCCTTCGCGGTGTCCCTCATTGCCACCTGATATCCAACGGCTTACGGCCTGGTTGATCTCCTCACCTTCCCGTGTGGCCCCTAACTTTTGGCGGTTCGCGTTTACGATGAGGTCGGCTTGGTTACGGTTCCCGAGTGGCAGCTTCATATTCTCCAGCTCCTTGTTCACCTTCGAATACTTGCTAGGCTCGGGCTCCACCTGTTTGGGCTTGCGAGGCCTGGGTGGTCTTTTGGGGGCCGGGATAAACGCGGGCGGCTCGGGTAGTCCGGCCTTCTTCGCCGCCTTCGATATCTTCGACGCTATAGCGGCCTTGTCATGGATCTCAATCCACTTGGTTAATGGGACCGGCTGCTTCTTACCCGCCGCCTTGACCAGTGTATTCCTGAGGGATGGCACTCCTGCCGCGTCGCCCCATATCGGGCTGCTCCTGATCTCTACCAGGTCAGCTAGATTAAGGTCGCCCGTCTGGTATGCCCTGAACCGGGAAGGGCCAAGCATCCTTTTCTGGACCGCCTTCCCCTGGTTCATGAACCAGCTCTGCCCGTTCTCCGGCTGGGGCGGCATCTCTACGTCCAGGCCCAGGTCCTTATAGGTGATGGTTTCCGGAACTATGGCGCAACGCCCGTTCGGGTGCTCGTTCAATGGTTCGTCAAGTTTGTAGAGAGTACCGTCCAGAGCGATGCAGGCCATACACGTGGTGTCGTCTTTGGTAGCCATACGCCTGTAGCCCGTGACTACCTGGGAATTGTTGGCGTATTGCAGCCGTGTGGACTCTCGGAAAGCCCTGTTGGTTTCCGTCCGAGCTATCAGCAGAGCCCTGGATAGCGGTATCCCGGCAGCGACCCGCATCAGCTGGGCGGTTTCTCTTGGACTCTTGCCCAGAGCTATCCCGTTCCCTATCGCGTCCTTGATCGGGGCCGCGGCCTCCGGGCCGAGCGGCGCCAGCAAGTCCCCTATCGGTTGGCCGTCACCGGAGATCCCCACGAAGTTGGTGAAAGCCTCCTCCGGCAGGCGGTTCCACTCCAGGCCGATATTCGCCAGGTTCTCCATGGTGACCCCACGGGGCAATCCAGCGGCTACCGCCTGGCGGGCGCCACGACGGCCCAGGCCGACCGCCGCACGCTGGGAAGCTGTGACCGTATCCCCCGCGGCTTTGGAGAAACGTGACGCGCTAGCCAGGAACTGTTTCTCCAGGTCTTTCATCCGCTGCATCCGCATGGCCTGCCAGGGTTTGAGGCCTTGCGCCTGGGCTATCTTGACCAGGGCCTGGGTATCACGTTGAAGCTGCCGGTAGACCGGCGCATAAGCACGGACCACCTGGGCCGAGGCCCTGGCGTCCTGGGCTTCAAGTAGTTTCCGAAACCCTTCGATAGACTTCTGCGCGTCGGATGGTCCGGGCACGTTACAACTCTCCGGCCTGGAAGTTCCTCAGGATCTCGGCGCCTATATTGGTTTCCCCTTGCCGTTCGGTAGCGCCGTCGATATCCATCTGGTCTATCTGTTCCTGGGTATAGCCCAGCTCCCGCCATATCTGGTGCTTGGATATCCCGAGCTCGGCCTTGGCTTTGAGGCTTTCAAGGTGGGCTTGTTCGTTCCGGGTTTCCGGGTCGCCCCAAGTGGTCGACGGAGCTACCTCCTCCACGTTCCCGACGGAGGACCCGAAGGCTTCCTGTACCCGGAGGGCCAGGATGATACAGTCCTCCCAAGCGTTGCCGAAAGATATCATCCGCTGCTTGGCCTTCTGGACCAGGCCGGACTCGGCGGTCTTCAGGGCTTCCCCGCTGGGCGCGCCTCCCATGATCTGGAACAGGTGCTGGGGCGTCCGGGTAGTCCCGGCTATGTGCTGCACCAGGGACTCGATAGCTTTCAACGGGCCGTCCACATTCGCCGCACTCCACTGCCCGACCTGGCCTCCGTCGTATTCGGAATGGAACTCCGTCACGCTTCCCGGCAGTATGTCCAGGCGTGAGGAACCGTGGTTCACATTTAACGTATACCTCTGGGGGAAGGCTAAGGTGTCAAGGATCATGGTCAGGTCGATAAGGGTCTTGTTCAGCAGGTCCTGCATGGGCATGACGTTGAGGATCTCGGATATACCGAAGTCGGAACCCATCGGCCTATTCCTGAAGTGGATGAAGGGTACGCCCAGAGGCTGCCCGCTCTTATCCAGCCAGGGAGCAGGCCAGACTTCGTCCTGGTCGTCCTGGTAGTGGCCCCATACCCCACCCTTCGCGACGTACTTCTCTACACGGTCCGGGAAGTACAGGTTCAACCTCGTTTCGGGTTCTTCCCCCAGGCGGGGCCGCTGGACCCACTTCTTGGAGGCCCAATCTATCCGCCTGCTGTCTTCGGAGTAGTGGGGGATTATCATCTCGGCGAGCTGATGCGTCCAACGCGGCCGCTCATGCTCCTGGTCCCAGTCGCACAGGATATAGGAGTCGCCTAGCATGATCGCCTCGGTATGGACGACCCCCTGGGTATAGTCCATCCTGTTAAGGTTCCACAGGTTCCAGGCCCAGTCGTGGATGTCCTCGTCCTCGATATCGAAGCCGATCACGTTCATCCGTTCCGCCAGGGTATCCACCACCACGTCCATGAAGTTGTCCCGGAAAGATAACCTGGGCGGGAGGAACTTCTTCAGACGGTCGGTCAACGCGGTATCGTGGTCGCCGTTGTAATATCGGCGGGCTAATTCATAATCCGTTCGCCGGTCGTCGGCTTGCTGTTGGATCCATCTCATCATGGACTCGGTGACCGGGTCCAGGCCGTTCATACTCATCAGGACCATTTGGACTCCTCTGCCGTTTTCCCAGGCTCGGCTAGCCTAATATACTCCCGGCTTATTCAAGAGGCCTTAAAACGGCCCGTGGTGACGCGGTTATAGGCTCATATCATTGGATCTACTATCGTGGACGGTCTACATCCCAGTAAAGCGGGTTATTAGGATCTAACCCCAGCGGGTTCCTGGCGGGGTCTATCCGGGCCGCGCCGACTAGCTGATGGACCAGCGGCTCGGGGGAATGGGTGCCGCGTAACCGCATGAAAGCGCCAGCCATCGCGTCCACCTGGTCATCGTGGGAACCCAGAGGGAACGCCTCCACCTCATCAAGGAACGGGCTGAGCCACGGGCCGCGGTACAACCGCACGTTCCCGACCTCGGCCTGGCTGCTGACCGGCCCTGCCCGTTCCACCTTGGAGCCGGTAGACCTCTGGCCCCTGACCGTGTAGTCAGGCAATATCCTGGTCACATAGTGGTGGATCGTATTCACGCCTGACGCTCCTGGCTCCTGTTCGATGACGATCTGCGTTCCGGCCCCGTCCATCGCCGCCGTCTGCCGGACCCGTGCCTCAACCTCGGCTGGTGTTCCCCTCATCCTCTGGACATCCACCACATAGTAAAGGCCATCCGCGCCGTAATCCACCCGTACCCCGGCTGTATAGTCCGGGTCCGTACCCGGCCGCAAGGGAGTAGCAGCTAAGTCCCAGAAGCGGATAGACCGGTTCACGACCACCGGCAACTCCTCCACGATACCGAACCATTCCCGTTTGAACAAGCTCCCGGCCTGCCGCGCTGACCAGTCCCCTTGTAGTAGTTGCTGGCGGGTGAGGGGATCCAGTTGCATCAGGCTCTGGATATAAGACTCACGGTCCAGGTACGGGTTGTCGTCCAGGTTCGCCGGGATAAAGATACGGTCCTCATCGTCTTCGGCCTTATCGATGAACCTCTGCCTGACCCATTCGTGACCCAGGCCGCCGGGATTGGACGCGGCCCGCATCCGTAAGGGGACGGGTACATTCTCCAGGCGTCGGAGGCGGCTGAACATATACCGGTATTGGGACTCATGGAACTGGGTGAGCTCATCGAAGGCGATGAATTGGAATTCGGAGGACTGATAGCGGTACTCGTTCCCCAGGCGTTCCAGGTAGCCGAAAGTCATCGTGGCGCCGGAAGGGAACCGCCAGGTCTTCTCGGTGTCCCTCCACCTGGCATCCGTAGGCATCAGCCATTCCTTGGCCCGTTCCATCAAGGCACCGGGCAGGGATAGGTCCGTGTAGGATCGACGTAGCAGCAGGCAGGCGTAGCCGGGGACGTGGACGTACTGAAGGGCAGCCATCAGGAGGGCGTCGGACTTCCCGCCACCCGCGGCTCCACCATATAAGGCCTCGGGCGTATTCAGCAGACCGAAGGCTAACTGCTTAGCGGTCGGCCTGTGGGGGATGTATGGCGTCCACGGAGCCGTTAAGGCCGCGTCCATTGGGGTCCACCCGGATTGCCCCCGCATCTGCCAGGACTTGTAATGCTGCGGTAACGTCACCAAAGTCCAATGTAACCACCTGTTGCTGGATAGGGCCGCCTTCCGGCCCGCTATGCTCCAACCTCTGGGGGGCGTCCAGCCCCATAAGCTGCCTGATATCCTTCAATGCGTTCAGAACGTGCCTGGTCGCCGCGTCATCCCTGGCAAGCATAGCAGGCCAATGGACCTGCAAGACCTTGGTCAGGCGTTCTAAAGTCATCGAACGGTACCTCTGGGAAGGTTCCTCCAGGGTCTTCTCAAGGGCCTTGTTGACGGCAGCCAGGGCGCTGGTATGTCCAGCATAGCCCAACGCGTCGGCGATCTCGTAATAGTTACGACCGGCCATTCGCAGTTCCAGGGCTTGCCTCTGCTTGAAGACCGCTTCGATCCTCCTGGGGCTGGTCTTGGACTCGGTACGGTGTTGCATCAGACCCCCAGTAGTTTCCTGATATGCGACCCGACAGCCTCGGCCATCGGCGGGCATACGCTGTTCCCGATGTATTTGTATTCATTCTCCCGTATATCGAACCAGTCCGGGAAGCCTTGCAAGGTCTTGGACTCCCAGATATTGAGGTACCGCACCTCAGACCCATCCGTGACGGACGGAGGCCGGATAGCTGCCAGGGCGGCTACGGGTCCCTCTATGGACTTTCGCCGGTCCTCATTCTCCGGGAAGGCGAACGAGCCGGTGATCCTGGGCTTCTGGCTGACCCTTAAAGTCCTGGCGGGTTTCTCGGTAGGAACCCAGTCATTATCTTTCCCGTAATGGTTGACATCTACCGCTGAACTCGTGACTCTAAGGGGTCTGATAGCGGCTAAGGTTCCCGCTGGTTGGTCCGCTGATTGAAACTTCGGGCCATTATGTCCCTTGAACCATTCCTCAACCCCAGTGATCTTTTGAGTATATAGCCGATTGCGGCACGTTCCCAGAGGAGGCGAAGGCTCACTGATATCGTTAGCCTTTTCAGGGTACATGCCGGAGGCCAGACTTTCTTTCACCTTCAAGCGGCCGGTCGCCATAGCTAACCCCAGAGGGCCGTCCGTTTCCCAGTGGTTCTTGTCTTTCCGGTAGCCTGCCCCGTATCTCAGGATGGTCCCGTCCAGGTTAAGGGCCTGGGCGACGGATACGGGCTTCCGGTAGGTAGCCGTAGGATGGGATGGCACGATCCCCAAGTCTTCGCGCGTGCCGATCCAAATCAACCGGCGCCTATTCTGCGGCACCCCCCACCACCAGGCGTTGAGCTCCCGGCAGGATACCGTGTAGCCCTGGGCCTTCATGGCTCTGGTCATCTCGGCGAAGGTCAGTTTCATCTTGCCCTTCTTGAGCCCGGTCACGTTCTCCATGATGAAGACCTTGGGCCGGTAGGCGTCCAGTAGTCTTATATATTCCTCGAATAACCTGTTGCGCGTATCATCGAACTCCCGGAGGCCAGCGGTAGAGAATCCCTGGCAGGGTGGGGAGCCATCAAGTACATCTAGCTCCCCAGGAGCCACACCGGCCATCTCCAGGGCTTGCTCGCCTGATAGCTGAGTTATATCCCCGTGGTGGACGTTGGCGCCGGGAAAGTTCCTCCGGTAGATATCCACGGCCCCTTCATCCCATTCCACCGCCAGACGGATATCATAATCGGCCCATTTATACCCGAGGGACGACCCGCCGCATCCGGCGAACAGGCTTACCAGGGTCGGCTTGCTGTCAGTCTGTATCATCTTTCCCCCAGCCGGTCCCGGTTGCATCGATCCGGTGGTGTTCGTGACCGCATTCCGGGCATTCGCAGAGGGATATCCCGTCTGCTATGGATTCATCTATCTCCGGCCCCAGGGGTGGGAGTTCCGGCACCCCTTCGGATATGGTCCGGAGCATATCGGCTACGGCCTCGTTGGCTGGCTGGAGTGCCATCAATAAGGACTCCAGGGCGTCATAGTCCGTCCCTGCCATCGCGGCCAGAGGGTCCAAGGTAGCCAGCATCATATCCGCTTCCTCGGCCGTCACGTCGACGACCAGGACTGGCACGGGTTGATCTCCCATGAGCTCCTGGCGCAGATGGCCGTCGATAAGCTCCAGGCCGTCATCGGTTTCCCTGGCGATCACCGCGTCGGCGAAGCCTATCTGCTGAAGGATACCGGCTAAAGCCTCTTGCTGTGGTTGGGGATGCCTGCGCCAGTTCTTGGGGTTCGCCAGGAGCTCGGAGGCCGGGACACGTTTCAGTTCTTTGATCCTGTCGCGGATCTGTACGTCAAAAGCCATTAGACCCCTCCCAATCTATGATACCCGGCTGGAAGTCCCAGACCGTGTTGCCCAGGGTATCCTGTATGGCTGCTTTCAAAATAGCCATAAAGTGCTTCATTCCGGCTTTGCCCATCGGCGGAAGGGGTTCCGCTGGCGTGACGTTATGGACCTCCCAGCCCTGTCGCTTCAGGACAGCCAGGCAGGTGAATATGACTTCCCGGCAATAGGGCCGGTCCTTAGGGAGTGACCAGCAGACTTGTCCCCTATCTTCTATCGGCCACCAGACCAGCTTAAAACTAGCCGTCCGTGGTGCACTGACCATGTAGGGTATTCCTCTTGGTTCTTGGTCTATCATATCTGTCCTCTGCTAGCGGTATCAAGGGAAGGCCCGTCCAGGGCCGGACCGTGTTGGTAGGGTGGGGTTCTTAGGGGAGGGAAGGTTATTAACAGTTAACTATCTATAAGGGGCGTTAAGTCGTTAAGTCTGAAACGGGTTCCGTGATACCGGCCGACCGTTTCCGCTCGTTATCCGTTGGCTTAACAGTTAACTTAACACCTAACCTTACCTCCGGCAGCCGGTTGCACCCACTTAATCCGGCGCTAAAATAACGAGGGCTGTTGGAACCCCAGGATCCGCTCCCGCATCTCCCTCAAAGGATGGAACTTCTGCCAGGGCATGAGCCAGCAAGGCGATGGTACGGCGGGCGTGGTCGTCTGATCATGCCACTTCTTATATAAGCGGAACTCTTCCCTGGTACACCAGCCTACGACCGCGTAAGTACCGGAGGGAAAATCGGGCCAGACCAGGGCGCCGTACTTGGCCCGGAATAATGACTCCCAGTCCCATTCCTCTATGGGGAACCGGTACCACGGCCTGGTGGTCGTCTTGACCTCGATCCACTCGCCCCAGGGCAGCCGGATATCCCCGGTCTTATCAGGGCCGTCAAAGTCGAAGTGCTCGAACCCGCCCAGCCCCAGGAGCTGCCGGACCACGTATTCCCCGGTGAAGCCGATCAGGTCTATGTCGTAATCCGAGAGCCCGTCGAACTTCCGGTGGGACTTGAGGCCCCGCTTCTGGTTCCGGATGTGCCGCTCCAGGGCGACCTCCTGGCACCGGGTCCGCTCCAGGTCCGTCAAGACCCGCCGTTCGATGTAGTCCATGACTAGCCGTCTAGCGGCTGCCGTCCTGAAGGTTGGATCCGGATCATACCGGCAAGGGCCTGGTTCACCGGCCCCATAGCCCACGGATGGTTCTCACTACGCCCCCACCGGTAGACCGTCCTCCAGTGGACCCCCAGGTGCCGTCCTATCTCCATATAACTGAAGCCCATATCCCGAAGCCGCCGGACCAGATGGGCCGTGTCAGATTGTTCAATCGTTACCATCAAAATCCCCCTTTCGCCCAGTATACACCCGTCCGGGCAGCCTTACACGGAACAGATAAAAAACAATATTTGTAAAGAAAAGGGGCCGAAAAGGGGCCAATTTCGTACCGATTCCCAGATTGGTCCCATTTTAGCCTCCAAACTATGTACATTTTGTACAATCCTACCTATAATGGTTCCATAGGAACCACCCAAGCAGCAACAAAAACAACCGACATATAAGAAAGAGAGCCGGAGGTCGCGAGGCCGGTACGAGTGCAAGGTGCCACGACGCGGCGGCTGACGAAGCCGACCGAAGAGCACCAGCCCAGCGCTTAACAAGTGGGCTAGCCGATTCCCGAAGTCATGATAGACGGAAGGACGAAGGTGAACGGAAACAAGGTGAGGCAGGGGATGGCAACATCCCCTTAAACCGCAAAGCTGGTGCCAAGCCCAGCAAAATTAAAGCGGTGAGGTAAGACAAGATGAAAAACGCAACGCCAATCAATCACGGACGGATCCCCTACCTTTGCAGCGCGAAAACTTCAACCGGTTACTGCACCAACAACGCCGACGTTGTTCTAACTAACGGTCCCATCCTCTGCAACAAACATTACACCATAGACTCCAAAGACCCAGCCGCCGCCGGACGGCGAGCCGCCAAAGCCAACAACGAATAACGGTGAGGCCACCCGCTCCGGCGGGTGTAAACCCCATAACTGGTGCCAAGGCCAGTAAATAAATAAAGGGGTTTGGAGTAAACCATGAAATTCTCAGATCACAGATTCGGAGTGGAAATCGAGTTCAACGTAACCAGAGGCCGCCGACCAGGACAGGGACGGATGAATGAACTAGCCTCTCTTATAAGTGAGGCCGGAGTCCCATGTGTCGCTGAGGGATACAACCACCACACCCGGGAATACTGGAAGATGGTAACGGACGCCTCAGTCCCCAACGGGTTCGAACTGGTAAGCCCTCCAATGAGGGGGCTTGAGGCACGGGAACAGATCCGAACGGTCTGCAGGGTGTTAAAGGAACAAGGCTGCTTCGTAAACATCAGCACCGGCCTCCACGTCCACCACGACGCGGACGGCATGACCGCCAAACAGATGGCGAATGTCGGTGAGATCTACAAACTCCATCAGCCCATCATCGATCTTCTACTGAGCCCAAGCCGACGGGGAGGGATGTATGCAAGGCCGATGGACCACTACCGCCACTGGGAATTAGCGATAGGGGCAGGGCCAAGAACTCCCATGCAACCCAGAGCGTTCGCCGGTGAAGCCAATGGAGGCGGCCGGTATTTCGGAGTCAACTTCACGGCTTACCTGAGGCATGGAACCATCGAGTTCCGACAGCACCAGGGCTCACTCAATCCAACCAAGATCTGGAACTGGATAGTCTTCACCCAGATGATCATGAATCGGGCACGCTCCAAGCAGACCAAAGCCAAACTGTTGAAACCCTACCAGGACATGGACGGAGTCCTCAAGGACTGGTACTTGCTCAAACAGGAACTCAAAGCGGAGATGCTGAAAGACCGTGATGAGATAACCCACGAAGCCATGCAGAACTTGGCCGTCCGTTTGGGAATAGGTGGCCCATCAAGAGGAAACCCGGAAGGCGTTGAGATCGAAGAAGAGAACCGGCAACGACGGCGCCGGACCACAACGCGGAACTAAGGGTGAGTGGCCCGTCCTTCGGGGCGGGTGTAACCCCACAGGCCGGTCACAAGTCCGGCCAAATAAAAGAGGGGTTGGAGCAAACCATGAAACCCAATATGTTCGACGGTTTAACAGTTCGATGGTTATCTGGACAAGATACCCAATGCGAGGCTTTTCTTGGTAGCGATGAAACCCCAACCGTTGAGGACGCGATTCCTTGTTCGGCTAAGGCTGAGGTACTGATCACTTATAACAGCGGAAGAATCGAATCAAGCTGCCACCACCATTACATAACTCGGACGGCAAACCCAAACAGAGAGATCCTGGAATAAGCGTGAGTCAGCCCCGTTTCGGCGGGGCCGTAAACGCCCAGCACGGTGACAAGGCCGTGTCAATCAAAGGCGTTTGGAGGTTCCCATGTGTGGAATCGCTGGATTCTGCCTTGGGCCGGGAAAAGACCGGACTGAGGAAGACTACTCAACTATCCGGGAGGAGTTCACCCGTTTGCTAGTGAACTGCCAGGTCCGGGGCGTGGATGCCGCCGGAGCATTCGTGGTCAATAAAGGGATTGGAAACATCTTCTATTATAAGGCCCCTAAGAAGGCTTCCCGTCTTACCGAAGACGCGCAGTTCCTGTCCTTGATGGACAAGATTGGGCCGGACACCGTGGCGGTGATTGGACATACCAGGGCAGCCACGACCGGCAGCCCGAAGGAAAATTCCAACAACCATCCCATCATTGATGACCCCATCATTGGGGTCCATAACGGTATGATCCGCAACCACCGGGAATTGGGAAGGCTTTACACCAAAGTAGCTGAGGTCGACTCGGCTGCCATCATGGCCCTCTTGAGGGATAGTAGTACGGAGAAACCTTTGACCGTCAACGACCTGGTGACCCGTTTACCGGAACTGGAAGGCGGATATGCCATAGCCGTCGTGGACGCGCGGAAACCTGATGGGATATTCCTGGCCCGGAACAGCAATCCAATCTGCATGACGCGGAACTACAAGCTAGGATATCTGGCCTTCGCGAGTACCGGTGAGATATTACGGGAAACCTTCGGAGAGAAGACCCGGACCTTCCTGATGCCTGCCCATAGCGTCTGCCGTATCGGTAGAGGTTGCATGAAGAAGAAGGTTAAATTCTACGCAGAGGAGGCGGGTGAAGAGCCCGCCCCCATAGAAACCCAAACTAAGATGGAACTGCCTACGGCGACCGTTAAGAAGGGTAAGAACCGCAAGAGCCGTAAGAACCCCAAGTGGCTGATACATGCTAAGAGAAAGATCCATCCTGATGCGGACCTTACCAAAGAATTGCCGGTAGTCAAAGTGGTTTGGATACCCAGTGAAAGGTATGCCGACAAGTACCAGCAGATCTATATGGAAGGAGCCGTTGAACGGAAGGACGGGTACAAACTCCTTGAAGGAACGGACCTCCAGATAACCAAACAATGCACATGCCCAAGCCGTATTCAAGGGAATAATCCTAGTTGGTCTTGTGAGCAACAGGCTTGTGAATGTGACGCCTTTGATTTTACCGGGCTCGGTAACGGTTTAACCGTCCACCATCATGAACGCTATATCTACTAAGAGGTGAGGACAGCCCTTCGGGGCTGTAAACCCCCAGTCGCCGGTTCCAAGGCCGGGGCAAAATTATTGGGGGCGAGGAATATCATGGAACACATTATTCAAGCCATAGACCACGGCAGCCTTCGGTTCCGGGATTGCGGTCCCAAGAACTACGAGGTGTTCATCAAGAACGGGAGGCTAGGCGACAACCAGGTCGAGGTCATTATGACCATCTCCAAGGAGGAGATCAAACGGCTAGCGAAAGCTAGCTAGGGGAGTGGACGGCTCTTCGGGGCCGTTTAACCCGCAGGCTGGTCACAAGCCCAGCTAAATCTAAGGGTTAGGTGTAGACCGAGGAGTAGTCGACATGGCATCACAGCGTGATATTGCCGTGACCGTCGAAACCATTGGCCCAATAACGGCCCAGGAATATCTGAATCAAATGCCCAAGAATAGACGCCTCAGCCAAGCAGGGGTCGATCGGTGGGCCAAGGCTATGAAAGAGGACGATTGGATACCTGAAGCGAACGGACCCATCCGGTTCGATACCGATGGGAACCTGATCGATGGGCAGCACCGCTTGAGGGCTTTGATCGCCACCGGGTTGGCCCTTTCCTTCATCGTGGTGCGTAACGTCCCGCTCGCTGGCCTCTATGTCATGGACCTCAACAGGACGCGCACCCTGGCAGACGCCCTCTATATAAATGGAGAAGCTGATAGCGGAGGCCTGGCAAGTACCATCAACTTCTATTCCGAATATCTCAGGTCCGGCATGGTGCAGAAGATATCCTGGGGTGGAAAGGGCCTCACTATCCCCGAGGCCCTGGCTCTATTGAATGAAGCTCCAGGACTCCGGGGTAGTTTGAAGACCGGACATTCCATGCGCCGGTTCTTCCAAGGAGGAGCGGGCCGGTGGGCCATCGTTCATTATATCCTCAGCGGAGTTGACGCAGAAGACGCCGCGGCGTTCCTGTCCCAACTCTCCACCGGCATAGACCTGCATCAAGCCCATCCGATCCTGCACCTGCGAAGGCGCTTGCTTGAAGACGCTGGAGCGATTCGCAAGCTGCCGATCCGCGACTATACGGCGCTGATATTCAAGGCCTGGAATATGTGGCGGACCGGCAAGACGACCCCCCGAGCTCTTTATTGGCGGGCTGGTGGGCGTAACCCGGAATCCTATCCGGTCCCGGAATAAACACCAGGGGAGTGGCCCCGCTTCGGCGGGGTTAACCCGCGAGCCGGTCACAAGTCCGGCTAATCTGTCGGGTTGGAGGAACCATGATCGAGCCGACCGTGGAATCCATAATGGAAGAGGCGCGGCGCGTCGAAGGCCGAGCCAGGAAGCGGTGCCTGAGCCGTGGCGATGCCAAGGTCTTCGTTGAACTGAGGGAGGAGAATCCCGGGAAACGGGTCCGGGTCTATTCCTGCCAGGGCTTCGTGCCCAATGCCTATACCTATAGGGTAGAGATAACCTACGTGGAGTGTGGCCCCAGCGGGTCGATCGTCGTAGGGCGGGACGGAGCGCAAAGGCCGAACGGCCGCGGATCCCTTCGGACCGTGGGCAACCGCTCTGCTGATTTGGGGTAATTATTAAATGATGCAAACAACATTAAGTGATGGCCGTAAGGTTACGGCTGGCGAATGTATAACCATCGAAGACGCCTTATATGGCCCTGACGGTCAAGGCCCTTCCCTGGAGGGTCATCGGCAACTACGCGAAGAGGCAACCGTCTTCGGCCCCAAATACTCCGACTGGCATCTGATCTGCTACTGCTGCGAAGGCCGCGGGGAACACGGTTGGTCGCCGCCCAGCTACTTCAACGGCGCTACCGGCCCTGACAGCGGCGATTATGGTTGCGATCCCTGCGCCGGGACCGGCAAGTTCAAAGTAATAACGGAGAGGTGAGCCAGCCCCTTCGGGGGCCGTAACCCGCAGACCGGTGGCAAGCCCGGTCAAAATAACACGGGTTGGAGGAACTAATGTTCATCGTGAACGTCACCCAGGAAGATATCGACCACGGCAAGCCGCTGGATAAGTATTCATGCCCTATCGCCCTGGCCCTTCATCGGGCCGGGTTTCCGGTCTGCTCGGTCTACACCGAGTTCGCCTCGATCATGGATACCGATGGTCACTGGACGGACTACCAGATGCCCGAAGCCGCCGTCGCTTTCGTCGGGAATTTCGATCGTTACACCCACGGCGAAGATACTAGCGGGGTGATCCACCCGTTCAGCTTTGAGCTCGGGATGAGCCGTCAGGAATAGTTGAGGTAAGGTGAGCCACCCACCCTCCGGGGTGGGCGTAACCCGCAAGCTGGTGGCAAGCCCAGCAAACTAAGCGGGGTGGAGGACCCGATGGGGAATCATTGGGACGAAGCCGACCCGACCGATAGGAAACGGGACAAGCGGCTGAACCTGGCAGAAACCCTTCTGGCGACGGTGAAGGCCGATCTTAATGCCGCCGTCACGACCTGTCCCTCCTGTGGGACGGACCACAAGGAAGACTGGGATGAGTTCATGGCTGGTCAAGCCCTGGAGGGGGCGATGACCCGGATCAAGAAGGCCAAGCACCTGCTGGACGTATCCGTTGAGAAACGGCGCTATGGGGTGAAGACCGCGGCTGAGCTAAAAGCCGCTAAAGCATCGGAGGAGTGAATGAGCATAACGGTCCAGACCTATATGGGCGAGGTATTCACGGCCGACTCCTGGGACGACCTGGTCGGTCAACTTAAACTAACCAACTTCTCCCAGCCTCAGGACAAGGCCGAGCTGATGGAACGCGTGGCCTGGAGGATAGAGCAATGGCAGGGGGAAGGGATAAAGTTCGGCACCTGCGAGGACTTCATCCGGGAATTAGACCGGGTGGGGTTCCTCGAGATCACAGATAAACCAAAGGATGGAATATGACGATCAAATATCCACACATCTATGTCAGGCTAGTCGGGGAGGACGGGAACGCCTTCGCCATCATGGGAAGGGTCACCGAGGCCCTTCATTATAAAGGCGTCGACAAAGCCGAGAGGGACCTGTTCCTCAAGGAATGTATGAGCGGCGACTATGACAACCTGCTGCGGACCTGTACCCAGTGGGTCACGTGTGACGCCGACCCCGACGGATAGTGCGGTCCCTTCAACCCATCACGGTGACGTGGTGGGTTGAGATGGGTTACACTGCCCGGGCAGTTGCCCAAATATATAGAAGGGGGCTAGTTATGCCTCACGAACTATCGATCGCCGCCAATGGCGAAGCAGAGATGTTCTACATCGGGGACACGCCCTGGCATGGGCTAGGGCAACGCCTGGAGGGTCCGGCCACCGCGGAGGAAGCTCTGGAGGCCGCGCACCTGGATTGGACGGTCGCCCTTGAGCCGGTCTACCGAGGGACCCATGATTGGTTCAAGACCCGTTACAACGAGGTTGACCCTTACCGATTCATAGTCCGGCAAGACAACGGCAAGGTCCTGGGCCTCCGTACCGAGCACTACAGCCCGATCCAGAACGTCGACGCCTTCGGGTTGTTTGACGCGGTGATGGGACCGGGCCAGGGACAATACCATACGGCTGGCGCCCTGCGTGATGGCAAGATCGTCTGGATCCTGGCGAAGATGGGCAAGTCCTATGAGGTAGTACCGGGGGATGAACTGGAACCCTATATCCTCCTCAGCACCAGCCACGACGGCAGCCTGGGCTTAACCATGCGGCCGACTATGATCCGGGTAGTCTGCTCCAATACCTTACACTTCGCCTTCCGGCGTGGTTCGGCATCGGACATCGTGACGATCCGTCATAGCGGAGATGTCTACAGTAAAGCGGTCCAGGCCCGTGAAGGCTTGGGCCTATCCCAGGCATACTTCGAACGGATGATGGAAGGGGTTGACGGATTGGTCAATGCCAATATGACCACCATCGATATGGAGTCCTTCGCCACGGCCCTGGTGAAGCCCAAGCGTATGGAAGCCGAGGCCGTAGACCCGACGACCCTCCATAAGTATACCCGCGAGGCTATCGACATGCTCCAGCACCTGTTCGTTGAGGGCAGGGGCCAGGAGATCCCCGGCGTCAAGCAGACCGCTTGGGCCGCGTACAATGCCGCTACCGAGTTCGTGGACTACTACGATCGGGTAGGGCATGGGCAGTTAGGAGAACCCGACGAGCACCGCCTAGAGAAGGCCTGGTTCGGCCCTGGCCGGACCACTAAGGGCAAAGCCTGGAACCTCTTGCAAGACTTCTCAAGGGAAGGGGTTTCAGCCTTTAGTGGTTAACCACCGGGACGAACTTCTGATAGGCATAGTGCTCCGGCAACGGGGCCATGCCTTGAGCGATATGGACGTTCGCCTGGGCATCGAGTATGTCCGGGCGGGCGGTAACCCACGGGAACCATGGCATTACCTGATATCTACATGGTTGAACAAACTATACAATAGGTCGCCAGGAGGTGATGGCAATGGCTGAGATACTCAGGCTACCGGATAACACCCTGCCCCGATTCGACCGTGAAGTTACCCTGCGAAAGTGGGGGGAGCACGGCCATACCTATAAGGTGGACGGGTTCCCCTGTACGCGCTGCGGCCAATGCACGGGAAGGTCCACGAAAGACCGGCAACCCAAGCCGGAGAGCTGTACCGGAATGACCAGTTGCAGCACGATCAGCGGGATGTACATGAAGGCCAATATGTACGCCGCAGGCCGAAAGAACGGCTTTGATACCATCTTCGGCGAGTACGGTGATGAGAAGAGGAAGACCTTGAACGAAGGTGGATCTATAGTCAACCACCGGACCCAGAAACGGGACTTGTTGAAACTCCGCAAAGAAGCGGAGAAAGTCCCTAGCAAATCATCCATCGCAAGGGACTTTGGGAACCGCGTCCATGAGGAACTGGAAGCCCTTCTGAAAGCCGACAAGATGGGCGTAGAATACTTCATCGACCCCGATCTGGAGGAGTCCACCTATAACATAAGGGAATGGCTGGCAAGCCATGAGTATAACGTCCTGGACTTCGAGGTCACGGTCTATCACCCGGAGATGTTATATGCCGGGAAGATAGACTGCGTAGCCGAACGGGGAGGTAATATCACCCTGTTCGACTGGAAGACCGGCGGCCTATACGACAATGCCCAGGTCCAGCTAGCCGGTTACGCGATGGCTTATAAGGAGATCACGGGCATCGAGCCTACCGCGGCCTGGGTACTCCGAAGCAACCGGCAGATATTCGAGGCTGCCAGAGTAGGAAACCTGAACGCGGCCAAACTGGCTTTCAAGTCCCTTCATGCTGCCAAGGGAGTATGGGACGACCTGACCTGGGCCGATCAAATCATAACGGAGGAAAGATGACGACTGAGATCGTGACATATAAGGACACCTTATCCAATGCCGAGGTATCGCTATCGCTGACCGATGTCAAGCGGTTGTTCTGCCCTAAGGCCACCGACCAGGAGGCCGCACTATTCCTTGAGCTCTGTAGGTATCAGGGCTTGAACCCCTTCGTAAGGGACGCCTATTTGCTGAAGTTCGGCGACGGAGTAGCCACGATGGTCGTGGGGAAAGACTCTTTCACGAAACGGGCCGAGGCCCATCCCCAGTTCGCCGGTATGGTAGCCGGGGTCATAGTCCAGGATAGCTCCGGCGCGGTGGAATACCGGAAGGGCAGCCTGATATTGGATGAGGAGAAACTGGTCGGAGGCTGGGCTGAGATCCACCGGATGGACCGGAAGATACCCACGGAGATCCCGGTGTCCTTCAGGGAATACGACACCGGGAGATCGGGATGGAAGTCCATGCCAGGTACTATGATCCGGAAGGTGGCCCTGGTCCAGGCGCTCCGGGAAGCCTTCCCAAATACGTTCGCTGGCCTCTATGACGCCGCCGAGATGAAGGTTGAACTGCCGGAAGAAGATGCTGCCGAGGGTATGAAACAGATCGCGCCTCCGGTGGTCCATACCTCGAATAATCGTCCAGCCGGAGAGCCGAGCAACCCATCCAAGCCCTTCTGCGACGAGCACAAGGTCTACTTTGAGTCGAAACGAAGCAGCAAGACCAGGGTGACCGGGTGGGTCCATCTGAAGGAAGACGGCGGGTATTGCGTATGGGACGGATCAGCCGCGCCCACCGAGGACGCCGAACCACCGATGGAGTCCGTCCCGGAGGCTATCGAGGAAACCTTTGAAGAAGTAGCCGCCGAATCTACTGACTAGACTATATGGGGTTCGTCCTCCCACGCGGATGCGGGCCATCACTCTGCGCCGTTATGGGCACACAAGGACGATAATGGGGGCCACTACTCCACTAGGATGGCTCCCGCCCCCTCCTAATCTTAGAGGGAAGGATGATGATGAACGACGAAGAATGGGAACCTCTGGAAGATATCCCGCAGCCTGGTGGATGGCAACGGATCGCCCAGAAGATGGGCGTGGTTGTTACACCGGGGCTGATAGCAAAAGTAGAAGACAGACGGCGGCGGCGCAGGTCTGAAGGCCTTATCCGCGAAGCCCGTTTCGACGAGCCACCCGCGCCAAGTACCCCGGACATATGGCAGATGATTGATAAGCTTGATGAAGTAGTGGAAGTCTTGCGGGACCAGAAACGGCCATCGCAAGTAAGCGCGCCGCCCAGGCCCCCGGAACCGCCCCCTCCTATCGACCGGCCTGTTCCATCTAGGCGTCCTACCTGGACGGATACCCCGTGACGCCTCACCAACGCCCGTTCACCTTGACCGTCGTCGGCAATGCCTACCGGTTCAACTGGGAATCCGATCAAGTCCAGATCACCGTTGACCGTATCCGGGAATCATCCCGGCAAGCGCCGACGGCGGAGGTCCGGATCACCGCTTACCCGGAAGGACATATCCACCTCACGACCCTCAACCTCCTGGCGACTCGGTCCCGGAACGAGGTAGCCCGCTTCTGCACGGAACGCGGGAACATGGTGGTAAGGGACTGGTCAGCTATCATAGAGGAGATGTGCGTGGCAGTACTTGACCGGTGGCGCCAGGGCGAGCCGGTAGTATCGCTGGGCCAGGTCAATCCCCCTCCCCAAGCGGAGATGCGCCTAGCCCCGATGCTGATCGACGGCGAGGCCTGTCTTCTCTATGGGGAAGGCGGTATCGGCAAGTCCTACATGGCCGCGCTCTGCGGCCTCCTGGTAGACCAGGGGATAACCTTCGGCCGGCTTCGGCCTATCCAGGGAAGGGTCCTGTATCTGGACTACGAAACGGGCAAATCGGTGACGGCCCGCCGGATCCAGGCCTTGCAGAGCGGTTTCGGCCTGGAGGCACCAAGTACGATCCTCTACCGTTTCTGCTGGCAACCCGTAGCGTCCGAGGTAGACGAACTCCAGAGGATCGTCGCGGAACACGATATCAAGATGGTGATAATAGATTCTGCCGGACCCGCGTGCGGAGGCGAGCCGGAGTCAGCCGCGGCAGCGATCAATTATTTCACGGCCCTCCGCTCCCTTCATATCACGTCATTGACGATCGCCCACAGAAGCAAGGGAGGGAACTCCATCGGGCCGTTCGGAAGCGTGTACTGGGTCAACTACCCCAGGAATACCTACGAGCTCAAGAAGTCCCAGCAAGAGGGTGAGAATATCATCCACGTGGCCCTGATGCACCGCAAGGCTAACGAGGGGCGACTCCAGACCAGCAGCAGCTACCGGTTCCACTTCGACAACGGGACCGTCCAACTCCAGATGGAGATGCTTGAGGACGTTCCTGAGTTCTTTGAAGAATTACCTTTGAGAGAACGGATCGCGGCGAGCCTGGTCCGGAGCGGGCCGACGACGGCGCGGGAGTTAGCCGAAGACCTCGGGGCCAATGCCCAGAGCGTTCAGGTCATACTGTCCCGGAACAACCAGTTCTCCAAGCAAGGGAATAATACGTGGGGAGTGAATAGATGAATGAACAGAACCAATGGCGTCAGATGGAAGACGTTATCAAAGCGATCAAGGGAGTTGAGTCAGCTATCAAAGAATGGACGCAAGAATTACAGGAACATAATACCCAGATGGAGAACTTGAATCTGAGTATGGCAGAACTGGCTCGTGCCGCCCAGGGGATATGATATGTACAGCGGGCGTCGAAAATGGCATAACTGGTGGCTGGTATCGCTAATACCTGTATATGCTGATGATAGCAGCCACTGGCCTATCCCCTATATCAGCACCATATTTATCAATTGGAGGTACTTATGACGACGTTCCATATAGGCGACCGTGTCAGCTTGAAACCCATGGTAGGGGACGGCCACGAACCGGGCTATTGTGCGGCCGACCCTGACCCTCCGGCCGACCCGCGCCTTAGCGCCCTACTAGGCAATCCACAGAGCTGTTGGCATAGTCCTTGCAGGATCATCCGGCTATTCCAGGACGACGGGATCCTGGTGGAGAACGGGTACCATTATATCCGGCAGGTTGAACCCGAAGACCTCATGGTGAGATGGTAAAGGGCGCCGGATGCCAACGAAGGCTAGACCACGGAAACGGCGGTGGCCCTACGTACTGGAGAAGGATTTCCAGCAGACCCTCATGAAGTACGCCCAGCTTGCTGGGTGGACCGTCTACCATACCTATGATAGCCGCCGGTCAGAAGCCGGGTATCCCGACCTTACGATGGTCCGGGGTACCCGGCTTATCTTTGCCGAGTTGAAGTCCCACAAGGGGAAACTACGGAAGGAACAGGAGGAATGGATTCAGCGCCTGTCAGACGTACCATCCATCGAGGTCTATATATGGAGGCCCCTGGACTGGCCCGAGATAGAGAAGACTCTACGCGGAGGAATGGTCCTGTAGGTGCTGGGTATAGGACTGGCGCAGTTCCCGGATATCCTCTCGGATCTCGCCGGTCGTGTCCTTCAAATTCCCGACATCAGTCCCGATCTTGGTCAGGCTTTCCAGCACCTGGTTCCGACGAAGGTTCTGGGTGCCATTCTCCCGCCTCCGCGTCAGCAGCCATACCGCCGCCAGAACTCCCACACCTACCGGGCCGACAGCCGCAATAACCGCTTGTACGACACTAGCATCCATTACACCCACGGGACCTTTTTCCCGCCCCAGTAAGGGCGGGCATGGCCTTCTTCCACTAGCTGGTCATTGATGTTCACATCCCCAATCCAGAGTGAGCCAAGGATGCGCCCAAACTTGCCCTTTTCCTTGGTGCATTCCAACCTTACTTTTTGACCTTTCAATAATTCCTTCAAGCGGGCTTTGCTGGCTAGGCCCAAGGCTTTTTCTTCAAGGTTCCTTGTACGGCTTTCCGGTGTGTCTATCCCCATCATTCGGACACGGGCTTTGTGGTGAATGGAGAATCCCAGGTCAATGATTACGTCCACGGTATCCCCGTCTACCACCCGGCCAACCTTGACCATGTAATCAAACACTATTCATTCTCCAAAACTTTGAGCGAAACTCCACCCAGGAAGCCGAAAATCCCGCCGATAATGGCCGTCAGCACTTCGATGGCACCCATCTTATAGCCAAGCCAAGCGGCGAACATGCTGAAGGTCGTGGCACACAAAATGGCAAGGGCGATTTGTGGGCGTATCTTCCCAATCATATCCATAAGGCAACCCAGTGTAGCACCTGGCGTAGCTTTCTAATCATAATCTAATCCAATAATGGCCGGTTGCCGAATGATACATGGCTTGTTCCTTAGCCTTGCAGACCCAGCATTGCCTTACTCCCCAGTCATCCGCCAGAAGCCGCCACAGATGCCATCCTAGCCAGCACATCAGCGAACCGCCTTACGAAGCCGCACCCGGCGAAAGAACCGCCGTGGCCCTTCGTAGGCCCAGCCTAGCATCATTGCCCCACTAACGCCTGCTACTACTGCTGTCATCAACCCTAACCCTAATGCTCTCTTCATTTGGCTACTACCCCCACGCCGTAGGCTAGCCCTACGAAAAATATCACGGCGGCGAATCCAATGCCACAGATTGCCAGGAAAACAACGCTCCATTCCAGTTCAATCCCAATCGTGAACCCATATCGGTCTATGCCGTTTTTGATGTCCCGCTGTGACATTACTGTACCTTTAGTGGAGTGTCCACTAGATTGTCCGTGATGCTTCTAGCTTTCACGGTGTCATTAAAGACTGCACTCGCTGAGTTGATACCACTTCCATCACCAAACTGGTTCGTGTTGCCCATCGTCAAGGTGCCGACTTTCAGGTAGTCAAAGTCCCAGGCTCCAACGGATGCGTCTACATCATCTACAATCAGCTCCCCGATGGTTGCCCCACTGTCACCGTTCAAATTTATGATGACACGGTCAACGGTGCTATTTTCTGCCACATAGGAACCGCTTCCCCGGTCACTATCTATAACCAGATGGCTGATGGTGGAATTGATGACTGAGGAATTAGTATGTCCATCCACATATGCTCCCAGATTGAGCGTCCCGACTTCCATGTTGGCCCAGTCCAGTGTCGGGGCCGAACTGTTCGTGATGGTGAATAGACCAACATTGACCCAAGCCCCGGTCACGCCGGTAGTTCTGGTTATCTCAAAGCTGTTCGTCAACCCAGATTTGCCCAGGTCAAGGTTCTTCAAATGCAGCTTGTCCAGGCGCACTCCATCTGCCAGGTTTATCCTCAAGGTCTGGTTAATCAATGCCGGGGTTTCGGGGTCGGGTGGGAGCGGGTTGCCCACTATATTAGGCAAGGCGTATTCAGCACCGGCTTCGGGCCATAGCATTTCGCTATTCGTTCCAGCGATGACAAGGAACAACGTCCCGGCAAAGCCGATAGCCACGACTCCAAGGCTCAGCAGGCCAACCCTTGCACTGCCGAACCGCAGCGTGGTCGGTAACGGGATGCGGAGCGCAGACAAGATTCTCAACTGCGGCACGTTTACTTTGGGCCATCTTGCCGATGGAATAGAAATCGTCTTCGGCCCCAGCTTAATTATCATTACTGCCGCTTCCCTCCTTGGCGAACCGCCCGGTTATCGCCGCTAGTCCTGCTGTAGTCGGCGTGGCAAAAATTGCGTAGGCCACCAAAATTATGTCGAGATGCGGAGCAACTGATGCAGGATTGCTCGTTGTCTGCCACACGATAATTATTCCCAAGATTACAAAGGCCGCCACGACTGGTGCCAACATTATCAGGGTCAGAAACTCCGCACCGGACAGGGTGGTTGTTGCTCGTAGTTTAACCTTTTCCAGTTCCACCCTGGTGTCAGCCAGTTGCTCCCGCAGTTCATCTATCTCAGCCATAAATCAGGTCGGGGTCATACAGATGGGCAACGTCCTTGGAGTCAATGACCGCCCAGCCGTTATGGTAGATGTGGGCGATGTTATCTCTCTTGTCCCACTCAGCCGATAGGTCACCAACGTAGCTGACGGTAAATACCAGGGCATCAGGGGATTCGGGCCGCCGTTCATCCCGCAGCCGCCAATCCCTGGAACTGCGCCGGTAGCAAAGCCGATTGTGAGTAGCTTCCCGCCTTTCCCCTTCCACTACAGGATGCGGTTCGGCCTTGGGCGGGCGGTACAGCGTCAGCGTTTCCCCGTCTATCCTAGCCATCCCCCGAAGGTTGATTCGGCCCCTTTGGTTATCAGTTCCCACCACCACGGCCTTCCCCAGAAACTCCTTGAAGTGCCAGGTCTGACTTTCAATGACCACCCGCATATAGCCGGCCTTTCTGTCCCAGCTCAGTTCGATATTATGTACGCCAGCGGGTATCTGGCGTTGCTCTCCGATTGGTTCGTCGCTCTGGTACTGGCTGTCTTCGTACAGGATTATGTTGCTAGTTACCATCAGCGACTACCTCGACCAATTCGGTCACGGCGGCTTCGGTCTTCTTGCCGTTGCGCTTGCCGAACTCCTTGGTAACTTCTTCCACGCAAGTATCTGGTACGGGCTGGGGCGGTTGATGGACTTTAAGCTGCCCCGTTTCCATAATCTGTACCCTATCCCAGGGCAGTTCCCCAGACTTCAACCCGGCGATGACTTCGTTATAGGTGTTGATGTCGTTCCGCAGGGACGCAACCACGGCTTCCAATCGGTCAACTTCGTTAGACCACCAGAGCGTGTTTCGGGCGATGATTTCAGGCGTTGGCATAAATTCTCCTATGCGTCTGCTATCGAACTTGCCAGTGACCCACTAGCCAGGCGGCTTTTCAAATCGGTGTAAGCCTGGGCGTAGGGGTTGGAATTGCTGGTCGGGTCGTAGGTGCAGGTGAAGTGGTCAATCTCCCGGCTACGGAGTCGGTTGCCCCACTCTGGATATTCCCCGCTGGCATTACGGACAGCGGCAGAAGCATGAAGAACCACGTCATAAAGACACTTCCAACTAACCGGGTCGGTGTCGTACTTCTTGACCGTGACGGATTGAATCCTGGCGTAGACACCCGCCACCGCCGAAGGTAGTCCTTGCAGTTTATCCGTGGTGAAAGTTATCGCCATTAGTTGCCCTCCGATAGAGCCAACTGGGTTTCTAAACTGGTGATGCGTTGTTCCTGGCTTTGGATTACCGTCTTCAAGTTATCGTGCATCTGGATAATGGTCGAATGATGGAGCATCGTCAGGCCGGACATATTTATCATCGCTCGTTGTTCCCACCGCCCACAATCCCGCTTTTTCCAATGAACTGAGTCCTTGCCAATCAGTTTCATATCGGTATAGTGGCACAGGTTATACATCATGTCCCTGCCGAATCTTTCCCGGTAACAGGGAACGGTTTCGGCCAGGAATCCTCGCATCAGTTCGATGTCACACTGGTCATCGAAGATGGCGGTTGCTAGATTGCCGTGCATCGTACCTTCATGGTCGAATATGAAGTTCGTAGTACATTCACTCCGCACGACGAGTATGTTCCCATCAGTGCCGACACAGGAAACGCTGCCGCTGCTGTGGGCACGACCAGCCAGCATTATTGGGCCTATCGCCGAAGTTGTCTTCGCCGTGCATTTGGTGGTTACATCACCCAAGAGTTTAACCCCGTATTCGCACTCGCTTGCCCCTTCTATCAGAATACCACCAGTAACTCGTATCTTCGCAATAATTCCATAAGTATCCGCTTCCATTTGGGCAACCATTGGCTGGCACACGTCACTACTCTTGAAAGCCATTATATCGTCATCGTAGGCACCTTGATTTATATTTATTCCTTGGGTCAAAAAAGTATTGGCACTATCATTGATGTGGAATTCTCTTGTTACGAACCTTGCCCGTTCATCACCACCCGTAGCAAAACCTATCTGATTGCCCCCTGCACGGAATAGTCCGGTTCCACTACAGCCGGTGAACGAATAGGATGGCGCACTTCCGGTGCCGTCTATGACACGAATACCAGTAGCCAGGATGTCATTACAGGCATGACCGATGTTAAGGATAGTGTTGGTCTGTGCATCCAGACTGGCAGCAAGTTGGGGTGAAGAGTCGCAAGCCACGCAGCCGCCACCAGCCGATGCCCAGGTCAGCGTTCCTGACCCATTCGTGGTTAGTGCTTCCCCACAACAGCCGTCATCAACCGGGAGCGTCAGCGTGTAACTTGCGCTCATATCTTGCGCCTTGATAGCCACATAGTTGGTTCCAGCACCGGAGTCTTCCATCAACCGGATTTCTCCGTCAGCGATTCCCCCGATGGTCACGAAGGTGCCGGGGTTCAAGGTGATACCACCAGCGTCCGACGTTAGGCAAATTGACCCAGTGCCGTTCCCCTGGTCAGCGTGTAGGATGATGGTTTCACTGGTGCCAGCATCGGCGGTCAGCCGGATGGCCCCGGCAGCGTTCAAGCCAGACTTAACGCCGATTCCCCCAACGTCCGAAAGCAGTTGGATGGACGCAACGCCTTCATTCACCGCCGTGCCTTGGTCGTTGTAAATCTGAATCGTTGAAGTCGTTCCACCGTCTGCGGTGATGTTGACGGCATTTGCCAAGTTCGCCGTGCTACGAATCCCCACGCCACCCGCATCGGATAGCAGACTGATGCTTTCCGCACCTTCGGTGACGCTCGTTCCAGTGTCATTGAAAACGGTGATACTAGACGTGGTGCCGCTGTCTACAGTCAGATTTATCGCATTGGCTAGATTGGCGGTACTGCGTAAACCAATGCCGCCAGCATCAGATAGAAGGCTGATTGATTCGGCCCCTTCCGTAACGCTTGTCCCTTGGTCGGAATGAAGGATGATGGTTTCGCTTGTCCCACCGTCAGCCGTGAGCCGTACTGAGCCAGCAAGGTCAGCCGTGGATTTAATGTTGATTCCCCCAGCATCGCTGAGAAGCTGTATCGAAGCCGAACCCTCTGTGTTGCCGGTGCCCTGGTCGTTAAACAAAGTCATTGAACTGGTCGTGCCGCCATCCACAGTCAAATTGATGGCGTTGGCTAGGTTAGCCGTGCTTCGCAGGCCGATGCCGCCAACGTCTGACAGGATGTTGATGCTTTCAGCACCTTCGGTCACGCTGGTGCCGGTGTCAGCGTGAATCTTAATCGTCCCGCTGGTGCCGGTGGATTGGGCGATGTAGATGGCAGCGGCGGCGTTGCTGGATGAAACAAGGTCGATGTCACCACTGGATAGCATATCGACATCGGTGCCGTCGTAGTCGATGGTGCCGTTCACGTCCAAGGCTCCCGATAGCGTCAGCCCGGTAAAACTGGGACTGGCTGTCCAGGCTGGGGCGCAACTGGCCTGGTGGAGAATGTTGCCATTCGTCCCCTTGGCGACACGGGCCGGGACATTAGATCCAGAAGCATAGAGTATATCTCCAGCCGTTGTTAAGACGGCAGGCGCGGTCACATTGAAATTATCGCGGACGTGCGTCGTCATTATGGCGGCGGTAACTACTTCGCCGGTCGTCCAACAACGGGGGGTTGTCCAGGCCAATGTGGTCCCTCCTAATAAGCTAGTCGGGTACTGTTGCCAAGGCTCGATTCACCGATGATGAAGAAGCCCGCATACCCGCTGGCTTGGCTTAAAGTAAAGGTAGCTCGGTGGTTCAACTGAGAATCTAATTGATGGTAGATCTGTTCCACGAAGAAATCCTCGTTGATCCCTAAGCCCGCGCCGTTAGAGGCCGTAACGGTCACCAGGTCGCTGATCTCCCTGGCATAGATATCGGTCAGGGTAGCCGTGGACCGGTTCCCAACCATAGTTAGCCGCAGGAGAGGGACCGGGTCCTTCCAGGTCGCTACATGGAAGTCAGCCCAGTTCTGGGCTTCGGTGGAATCCGGGACGAATTTTCCGGGGTGCGGGTAGGTCCGCTTTCCGAACGCCGTCTGGCTAGTCGAATCTGTAGCGACGATCTCCACCGGGTCTTTGGTGGTGACCTTGTGTCCCTGGGCCTGGAGCTTCGTGATATAGACCGTGGCGCTGTGACCGTTGGTCAGGCTGATATCCATCGACTGGGCTCGCTTGGTCAGGCTCACGGTGATATTGCTCGTTCGGTTGGTCCCGGTCCCGTCCGCTGAGTCGTTGGCTAAGTAGTCGGTGGTCGCCGTGAGATTAGTCCAGAAGTCTACCGCCCGAGATGTGGAAGCCGTGCCACTGGTTGGATAGGCGGCCGTGAAGACCCTAGCTGCTCCAGCCGATATGCTGGGCGACAAGGAGCCGGTTTCCGGGTGCGTCCACAATACTTCAGTATCCCCGCCAAGTTCGGTCTGGGTGCCGAGGGCCGAGCTACCGAGGATCCAGGCGCCGCTATGCAACTGGACCTTGGCCCGGAGCTCGTTAAATATGAATTTAAGCGGATCGATCTGGCTTATGTGGCTATATGCTAAGGCCGCCCCTGCACTATCGCTGTATGTGGCCTGTGAGGTCGTAGAACGGGTATCCGTGCTTCTGGCGTGGCGGTCACGGTAAACGATGGCGCCAGCCGCATTCTCTTCCAGCAGTCCGGTTTCCGTTTCCTCTATGATCCGTAAGGCGTCGAAGGTCTTCATCTGTTCCGTCCAGAAACGGGGGAAGGTAACGATACCGGTATCCAGGTCCCGGTCACCATCAGGCCACCCCGCCGCATCCAGGACTTCTCCGCATAGTTCCCCTGCCTTCTTGTTGGCGAACATGGTTGTCGATACCCGGAACTTGTTCAGATAGCCCAGAGCTCCGATAGCCTTCAGCCTCGCCTTATTGGCGCCCGTCGCGCTGGGGACCGGCTCGATGCTGTCGACGAACCCGGACCATAGGGTAGTGGTGGTAGAGCCATCGTTGCCGGTGAGCTTCACCTTCCGGCCTGGCACCAAGTTCCCGGCCAGCGGGCTCGAAGTATTAAAGGTGGAATAGTCCCCGGATTCATTATTTAGGTCCGCTACCAACGATCCCGCGACTGCCTTCCCCACCAACTGCGAAGCGTAGTCATTCCCCCGCTTCCACTCACAGGATAGGGTCCGGGCCGTGACGTCTTCCCCTGTATCTGAAAAATCAGAATCCCCGTTCCAATCTATAGCCAGCACATACGTTCCCCGTGCCATCTATTTGGCCTTCCTCTTACGTTGGTTCCTGGCTGTCGCCATCGCTATCGCCACGGCCTGCTTCTGAGGATAGCCGGACCTCCGAAGCTCCTCCACGTTGTAGCTGACGGCCTTCTTGCTTTTCCCTTTCTTCAACGGCATCAGGCTTCCCCGAATACCCCACGGAAGCCACCGGAAAGGGCGTGGTCACGCACCGCTTCCACCACCACCCGGCGTAGGTCTTCCAGACCGTAGACGGCCCCGTGAAAATGGAATTGGTTGCTACCGGGGCCGGTGCCGCTGGGATGGACCCTGGCGCCACCGGGCAAGGACACCACTTCCGGCCCACGTTCACCGACCAGTGCCAAACCGCCCGTTGCTATGCCGCCCCTTTGCATGGGCCGCATCCACTCATTCGCCAGCACATTCTCTGCAATACCCCGATACTCCAAAGGAATCACGTTCTTTGCTATTTGGGATTCCAAGGCTTCTATCTGATACCTTGTTGCCCGTATTCGTTCAGTCTGACGCTGGTAAGCATCT